AGCAAGGGCGACTCCATCAACGTACGCCTTGGTGGCTGCGTCCTGAACGTTGACCGGATTGGCGACATTGGTAATCCTGAACCCACCCATGTTGAGAATACCTTGCATAATATCCCCAATCTTGTTGAGGGCCTTAAAGGCAATCTCTTGAACGGCGTAAAGGGTCTGAGTGAAGTTAGAATTCAGATCCTTGGCCTTGATGGCCGAACCAGCAAAGAAGGTGGCCTTTGTCTGATCCGTATCGGTGTCCCGATAGATTCGAATGGCAGCCCCAGCAGAAGGGGCCGTCGAGAACTGAATGGACGAAGCGGTGGCAAAGATGTAGTTGGTTACGAGTACGTTGTTAACTGTAACCTTGACATCGGCCTTATCCAGGTAGGAAAAGGACAGGGAATAGATCGTGGTAGACCCATTCCCCGTATAGGTGTTCTGAGTAACAGCCATGGTTTACTTGAAGTTCATGATGTCCTGATAGACTCTGTTCAACCCTTCAACATCAGCGGTGCTGAAATCCTTGGGTTGATCGGGGCTGTAGTTGCCCTGTTGGGTTTGATACTGGGCAGCACGAATTTTACGGTTCTGTTCCGCAATCACCGCATCTTCCAGCTCTAGTTTTGCAAAGGCTCGACGCTTGGAATCATCCCAAAGCTTCTTGACCTCATCATTGACCAGCGGAGTATCACGAGTATAGTCACTCATGGCACCCTTGTTGCGGTTCTTCCACTTGGTAAGGTCCTCCTTAACCCAATCCAGTTTGCGGAGGCTATCAATGTCCCTGCGAAGTCCGTTGCGGTACATTTCCTTGCGAATGAATTGCTTCTGTTCCGCAGTCATGGGACGACCATTGGGGGCCTTATCCAGACTGTCTTTCCAGGCAAATTCAATCTCCATAAGGAATTTAGCCACAGGATCCTTGTTTTCAGGGCTCACTTCGAAGGGGACGTTGGCATTCCGAAGCCCACCATTTGGGTTGCGGAGTGGTTTACCCGTAAGCACATCAATGACTTCTGGACGAGTCACAGCATAGCCAGGAAGAGCTACATTCAGAAGGCGTTCGAACTCATTGCTGTATTCCCGCATATACGGATTCATGCTGTTCGACAATGCCCTACGAGCCCCAGCAAGAGGTGTTTGGTTATTGGCCATGCTAAGGAGACCCTTCATGGCCGTAGCAGTGGTCCAGTTTTCAGGGGTTAGAAACTCACCAAGAGCAGCCAAACCAGAAAAGTAACTCTTTTCGGTAAAGCTTGCTGCAAAAGCCAGGACAAGTTGTCCCATAAGTCGTTCGGCAAGATCAGCACCGCCTACCTTGAAAACCGCTGTAATATCCGCAACAGCAGCAATGATGTTGGAAAGAGGTTCCAGAGCATTATACGAGATGTACTGGCCCCCAATCTTGACAGAACGAGCCTGAATGCCTAGCTTCTGCCACCGCTGACGTTCCTTTGAGTCGATTGGAATGTTGCCCGTAAACATCTCATTCCATGCCATAGGCGCAACAGCTGCTACAATCATTGTCCCCACGGCCTGACGCCCTTCGTATTCAGCAATCAACAATGGATCACCAGAAGCCATTGCATCCTGATACTGCCTTGAAAACCTAGCCGTCAGTGGCAGATGCTCAAGTTGGTATGCAAAGATGTTTGCTGGGGTACGAATAAATGGAACCACGAGGCGACCAGCAGGCCCAATATACTCAAGATTGTCTAGAGCAGCCGAAAGGTGATTCAGACCCATTCCTGGATCGTTTTGATAGGTGCCAATCTCCGCATACTTTTGGAGACCAGCATCTTTGATCTGACCAGTGTTTGGATCGAGATACTTAGCATACTCGTTGACGTATGCCTTTGTTCGAGCTGCCACATCCAAGGGGCCTTCTTGATAGGCTTTGTAGGTTGCAATTTCTGCAATTCGCTGCCGCACAAGGATGGTCTTGAAGGCATCGTCCATGCTGACCAGCAAAAGGCTGGGCCAATCCAACCACTCAGCAAAACGATACTGAGCCTTGAGGAATCCAACCGTCAACTGTTCTGTTGGAGTCTTAGCAACCTGTTCCATGGCTTTAAGCATGGCAAGAGACTCCGCATCCTGAACCACCCGGTACGTAGTGGAGGAAGCAGGAATTTTTGTCTGCCACGTCCTGAGAGCTACTCTAAGGGCCTCCTGGGTGCTTTGAGTGATGGCACTGTACCCAGCAAGGGCAGCCTTGATCGTGGCCTTATCGCCCTTCCAGGCACCGCTGATGGCCATGCTCGTGGGGGCCTCAACCAAGCGATAGACACCAGAGAAGTTTCGGAAGATGGTTTTGGTGCCAGAAAGAATGCTATTGTAGAAGAGCGACATCTGGTTCTTGCCAAACATCTGCATCGCAGTGCCAGCAAAAGAAACGGTCTTGGATGGATCACCACCAGCAAGAACCATTGCACGAACCAAGGCTCGCATCTTATCTACGGCTTCCGCATCACCCCTTCGATACGCATCCTTGACTTCCTGTGCCCACTTCTTCAAACGACGTGTGGTGACAACATCATCCATTTCGAAGTCACGGGCAGCCATTGCTGCTTCGCCCGCTTCAACGTTTTTGGTGATGCTTTGCTTCAGTGAGTTGAGAGATCCACCAAAGAAATTGGTACCTTCTTTGTAGAACTCAAGAACACCCACAAGCCTATCAACGGCTCGATCAAAGCTGTTGAAATTGTAGATCTGAGCCTGATCGGCCTCTTCGGCCTGCTTAGCCAGATCATAGATTTGGTTGGAGAAGTCACCAACAATAGCCTTCATGGCTACCAATGACTCACTGGTGGGAACTTGTCTGCCAGTTTCATTGAGGGTAAGTGTGGCCTTCTGCTCTTCAAACAGCCTGCGAATCAAAGCAGCTTCACCCTCTTCCGCCACCATCTCATCGTAGGGACGGAGAGAATCCATAAAGTCACGATAGATGCGAGACGCATTGCCGATAACTTCATCAACAGTCTTACCTGTCAGACGAGAAATCTCAGCAACATCAACATCCTTTTCGTACTTGCGAACTGCTTGTTCTACCCAGGTATCCTTGTAACCAGCACCACGAATGGCCGAATCCGTCATGGTCTTGCCGGATGCACCATGAATGCTAATCTTGCTGGTTTCCAGTTCCAGTTGGTCGGCAGCTATCCTATTGATTGGTTCGAGTTTGACTGTGCCCTGAGTTTCCCAATACTCATACTTTGACTCTGGATTACCAGCTTCAAGAATCGTGTTATCGATTTCTTTCTGCTTATCCATCACATCGTTGAGTTCCTTGTTGAGGCCCTCAAGTACATCCGCATCCTCTGGATCTGTTGCTGAGATCCGTTCCCGAATCTTCTGTTCATCCTGGAGAAGCTTATTCAGTTCCTCCTCGCGCACATCATTCCAGGCACCAGACTCTTTGGATTGGAACTTATCGGTCTCCTTAGCCAATTCATCTGACTTGGTAGCAGCTACATTGACGCCCTCAGCAAGAGCTTCCGCATCTGATTTACCGGCCTTCTTGGCTGCCTGAGCAGCAAACCTACCAGCAACCATCGCCGCCAGGGCATTGCCCGCAAAGTTAAGAGGGCCACCTTCAAGAGCAGACTTGGCTCGATTCAGCCAGGGGTTACCGAGGCGTTCGGTGGACAATCCAAACACAAATGAATCCTGATATTCTTCGGGAACCATCGACTTAACAGCATCCGAAAAGTTACCATCCTTGACGTTGGTAAGCAGGAAATCAGCAACAGCACCAGGAACCAGATCCTCAAGTGCCAGCTTCTTGCCTTTGGCTCCAAGCTTAGCAACGCCTTGAAGTTTTGGATCGATAGGGGCGGTGCCAAACTTACCACCCGGCAGCCGGCGAGCACCCCTAACCGTTGCGATAATACTGAGAAGCTTGGAAGCAGCCTGACCAACACCAGTCTTGGGTCCTTCAATACCAATATCCGAGAGGGCTCTTTTGTACCCATCCTCGTAGGGGCGCTTTCCAAGATTAACCGTAGCATCCAACGCGATCTGAGATACCAGATCAACTGGACTCTCAATGATGTCCGCACCAGCCTGCCTTACAGTGCCAAGAACTTCCTTAGCGGCTCCAAGTCCTGGGATCTGACTTTGACCTTTGCGGTAGATCTCTTGGGTTTTGGTGCCAAGCATCCGATCAGCCACTCCTGTGATAACATCACCAGGATCGCTAATGAACTGACCAAAGGGTTTAGCGAATTCCAGAGGATTGACAAGAGATTCATTGAACTGTTTCTCTTGAGCGGCCTTCTTTTCGGCAGCAGCGCGTTGCTTCTCAGCTTCTTGGCGCTTACGCTTCTCTTCCTCTGCTTTCTTTTTAGCCGCAGCAACGGCTTGATTTTGTTTGGCCCGTTCCGCCATATTAACAGCGGGAACACCTTCCAGGTTGTAATCAGCCATTTGTGTTTTTGGGGAAGTAGGGTCCCCCTCAAGGGACAGTGAATAGACTAAAAGGGCGGGAGGCCCT